TAAATTATATAATTCTTTTTTTGAGAGAAGAGTGATTAATATTTTTTGCGTAGCAAAAACACCCGACCACAAGCGGAATTGTGAGAGAAGAGTGATTAATATTTTTTGCGTAGCAAAAACACCCGACCACAAGCGGAATTGTGAGAGAAGAGTGATTAATATTTTTTGCTACGCAAAAACACCCGACTCTTTTCAACACAGTAAGACGTTGAAAGCGGAATTGTGCGGAATTGTGAACTACCATTTATTTTTTTTAACTTTGATTTTTTGACCAGAACCTTTTTTTCTATCATGATTTGGGTCATATTTTTCTTCTTCATCATCTGAATTATAACTTTTAGACAATTCCCAAAACTCTTTTGAGCCTAATTTAAAGTCATTATGATTATCAGCTTTATACCAGAACACTTGGTCAATTAATTTATTGGATTTAGCATTATTATATATAACTAAACATTCGTAATTCTCTGTACATTGATCCATGATTTGACAAAAAGCTTCAAAAGTGGGGAACATACCCGCATAATTTTCATAAATTCTTTTTCTATTTGAAATATAATTATCACGTAAGATAAATACATAATCTATTTGAGAACGTAGATTTGGAGGGACACCTAATGGGTATTGCATAGTTATTATCAAAAGAACCTTCCAATGACGACCATTCATAAACAACAAACGCATCATTTTGTCTTTTGCCCATGTATTGTCATATAAACAATCATCTAAAATGACAAATGTTCTTGCATCAATTGTAGAACGTTTGTAAGCCTCCATTTCTTTTCTTATTTGTTTCAAAACTGTACTTTGACGCTTCAAAATATTTTCAACGATAGCTGTATTATATTCATTATGTATAAATAATTTTGGAACCATTTTACCATAAAACCCATTACCTTCTTCTGTTCCTGATATTACAGTACCAATAGGTATTTCTTGATGGTAAAAAAGTAAGTCTCTAACTAAAAAACTCTTACCTGTATCTCGTCTACCAATCAAAACAACGACAGGACCTTTTGCTTCATCTGCTTTGAAACTAATATTTTTCATATTAAATTTTTTCAATTCTAACGTCATTAATACTATAATGTCTATTTTTTATTATTATAATAATACGCAATTTTACAATTTATTTGTAAATGAGTTAAAACTATATAGAATTTATATTATAAGTAGCTAATGGTGATTCAAATAGATTATCAAAAAAGGAAGAATATTGAACTATTCAAAACTTTAGAAGAACCGGATATGTTGTTTCTCTCTAATACACAAAATTATATACCAACATATAGGCGATTTTTTTCCCTAAATGAAACAAATTATAATAATATAAATTTAAGCCATAAATGGTATATAACAAATATTAATCGCAAAGATACTGATAATACAAACTTGTTTTATTGTAAAATAAAAAATATTAATAATCAAAAGAGTAAGGAAAAACAAGTTTTCTTTAAAACCGCCCCTTTGATAGACCCGTATAAATATTTAATTGGTAAATACAATATTAATGAACAAACAGTATTTAAACTGCCATCTTTAAATGAAGATAAATCTACAAATGATAAATCTACAAGTGATAAATTTATGGACGTAAATAATTCGGGTTATATAGATGGGTTTTTCTCGTTTTTAACAAGTAAATTGATTTATGAATACGACTTTATACATGGTGTTGATTATTATGGCTCATTTTTATCTATTAAAAATAATTTTAAATTAAATGTTATTGATGATCTTGAAGATTTAATAAAATCCACATTTTTTAACAATAATAGAAATGTTTTGTTTAATATTGAGAATTTTGACCATATTATAAATGACAATAAAATTAAATTGAAACCATTAAATATACAACATAATTCAACAGTTAAATCTATTTTATCTATAGAAGAATTAAATAACGAAATATACGATAATATTTTTGAAGAAGAGAAAATTAATATTTTTGAATTGGACGAAATATCAATATTACCCTACAATGACAATTCATCTGTTACAACAGTTAAAACACTTAAAACCGATTCTACATGTTCTTCAAGAACTTCTCATACATCAACATTGAATAGTGTTGAAGACAATAGTGGCGACGAAAATAGTGGAGACGAAAATAGTGATGACGAAAATAGTGGCGACAAAAATAGTGGCGACGAAAATAGTGGCGACGAAAATAGTGGCGACGATGAATGGAGTAATGATGATGGTTCAATAAGTGATTTAGGCGATGAAACAATAGATGTCATAATACCCAAATTTCCTGTGCAAGTAATATGTATGGAATATTGCGAAAATACATTTGATGATATTATTTTAAATAATAAATTGAATACAGAAGAATGGTATTCAGCATTAATGCAAATTATAATGATATTAATTACATATCAGAAAATATTTTCTTTCACACATAATGACCTTCATACAAATAATGTAATGTACAATACTACCACTATAAAATACATAAATTATGTTTATAAAAATAAATATTACAAAGTACCCACATGTGGTAGAATATTCAAAATAATTGATTTTGGAAGAAGTATTTATAAATTTAACGGACAATTATTTTGTAGTGATAGTTTCAAAAATGGAGGCGATGCATCAACCCAATATAATACTGAACCATATTTCAATGAGAACAAACCACGATTAGAACCTAATTATAGTTTTGATTTATGTAGACTGGCATGTTCCATTTTTGATTATTTAGTCGATGAAAATGATGAAAATAATCAGTTGGATATTACTGATCCAATTAAACGATTAATTTCAGAATGGTGTCTTGACGATAACGGTGTCAATTTACTTTATAAAAAAAACGGAGTCGATAGATACCCAGATTTTAAATTATATAAAATGATAGCAAGATGTGTTCATAATCATACACCACAATCTCAATTAGAAAGAAATGAATTCAAATCATTTATTTGCAAAAGTGAAGAAATATCAGGAAATATTATAAATATCGATAAAATGGTTACATTAGTTTAAAAAATATTAAATTTATATATATATCTATACTATAAGTTCGCTATGGATAACTATGGATTTATAATTACACGACATGTAAAATGTGATAAAACAAATAAATATTGGAACACATGTGTTAGATGTATCAGATATTTCTATCCTGATAAAAAAATTATTATTATTGATGATAATAGTAATCAATATTTTATAAAAGCATTTAAAGATTATCATAATATTGAAGTCATACAATCTGAATATCATGGACGCGGAGAGTTATTACCATATTATTATTTCTATAAAAAACATTTCTTTGATAATGCTTTAATAATTCACGATAGTACATTTATACATAAAAGGATTTACATTGAAAAACTTATTGGTGTTTCAGTATTACCATTATGGCATGTTGAACCTGATAAACATCATCACGATACAGCATTAATTCTAACAAAAACATTAAAAAATAATTATGATATTACCAAAAAATTGAATTTTAAACAAAATGTTCATAAACATGATTTTATTACAAATACTGATAGTGAATGGGTTGTATGCTTTGGAGTCCAAAGCTTTATAAATTTTGAATTTTTACAATTATTGGAGGTAAAATACAACATATTTAACCTTCTAGAACATGTAAAAACAAGAGAGCATAGATGTGCTTCAGAGCGTATATTTGGAATTATATTTTCAATTGAATATAAACAATTATTAAAAAAAAAATCATTATTAGGTGACATACTAAGAACTCGTAAATATGGGGAGTATTCATATAATGATTACGAAAAAGACAAAAAACAAATGAAATTACCTTACTATATTATAAAAGTTTGGACAGGACGATAAATAAATTAGAAATCTGGATTTTCTGTAAAAACTTGCGTTATACCATTTGACTGAATTATTGGTTTTAATTGGTTAATAATAAAATAACCAGTTATTACACTAAAATAGACAACCAACGAATCTTTAACTAAATATTTAACAGGTTTGCTCTCTTTATCCACAAATCTCATTTCTATAAATTTGAATAATAAAAAAATAAATGATATAACTATACCTATAATAAAGATATTATCCATTTAAAATACTTGATCACATTCTTATTAAGTATTTTACGCAATTTTTTAATCTAATATTTCTATTTCGTCAATTAATAAATCTGGTAATAAATTAATTTCTGGTTCATTTATATTATGAACATCTAAAGAACCTAATTCTACATCTTGGTCAGTTATTTTTATTTTTGAAGAATCATCATAATCATCTTCTTCTGACTCTAATTTTCTCTGATTTGTTCTAATTTCTGTAATTTCAGCTAAACGTTCTAATGTCTTTGGGGCACTAATACTAATTTCATTTTTGTTTTCATCTTGTGTATAATCATAATCATTAAAAGTTAATGAGGACTTTACATCATCATTTTTAACTGTATTCAAAGGTACATCATCATTTTTAACTGTATTCAAAAGTTCATCATCATTTTTAACTGTATTCAAAGGTTCATCAATATATTGTTCTTTGATTTCTTCAACAACATCTTCTTCAACAGTTTCATCCATATACGCTTTCAAAATTGATTCAACAGGAATACTTTCTCTCAATGTATTCATTATACATTCTTGAACAATTATTTCTAATTCTCTATTATGTTTTTGTATTTGTAATGAAGTTATATTAATTTCAAATAAATAAACACACTTATAAATCTTTCTTGCTACATTTATATATATTTTATGAATAAAATCATCTAATTTTGGAATATTAATATCAATTTTCTTTTGTTTATTACCTACACGCATGGCTGTGAGAAGTTTTAATTGAATTATATGAATACATGTTACAAGATCCTCTAAATAAATACAACCGGATTTTTCACATATTCTTTTTCTCTCATTTTCAATTATAGTAGAATTCCATCTTGGAACTCTTGATATAAAATTTTGCAATGTCATTAGATATTTTTCAGTTTCATTATTTTCTTTACATAACTTTACTGCTTCTTCTAAAATAGATTTATAACCGTCTACTATTAAAGGCGTTAAAATAGTTACTAACCGTGAAGCCCATTCGGATCTACTTTCATAAAGCGAACTAACATTAAAATCATCCATAATTATTTTATATACATTTTTTAATAAATTAATTCTAACTAATTACATAATTCTAACTAATTACATAATTCTAACTAATTACATAATTCTAACTAATTACATAATTCTAACTAATTACATAATTCTAACTAATTACATAAAACTAATATTTTCTAAAGATATATCATTTTTTAAAAAAATAAAATTCATAATGAACAATATACACAATTTTTCATTTCTAAACTCATTCCTTACTTTATTAAAAGCTATTAATAATTCATATCTTTTGGTAGTTGTTATTTTATCTTCTAAAAACGAGGGTTTTTCAAGCAAAGATATTATATCTATACCACTATATCCTTTCTCATATAATTTTGTTGAAAAATTCATTAAAGTTAATAAGTTTATATTCTCATAAATGTTCTTCAATAATTCTTTTTTTAATAAATCTTGTCTATGATTTGTTATACTATTCATTTTGAATGTTTCATTCAAATTATATTTATATAAATTTATTACTTCACCATTATGAATAGGTTCTGATACATATATCTCACAAAATCTTGATAAAATTGGTTTTAATAATTTATATTTATCCTCAATAATAATAAAAAATCTTGTATTATGACTAAATAATTCAATACATCTACGCAAAGCTGATTGTGCATCCATTGTTAATTTATCCGCATTCAATAAGATTATACTTTTGAAAATGTCACCACCTTTTGAATTAATATGCGTTTTTGCAAAAAATTTCAATTCATCTCTTATAAATTTAATACCTTTACCATGAGCACAATTTACATACATCACTAAAGACCTAATTTTATCCTTGTCATTATCATATATATTATTTATAAATTCATTCACAATTGTTCTTTTTCCACAACCTGTTGGACCATGAAAAATAATATTTGGAATTTTATGTATATTACGAAAGTATTCCAATTTATCTCTTATTTTTTTATGTAAATCTAATTTCATTGTTTAATATTCAACAATTCTTTTTATATTTTATTACAAATAAATTAATAAAATATATATAAGTTTTTAAACCGAAGATGTTAATGAATGTGTATAAGGGTTTTTTTTGAAAGCTTGTAATAAATCGCCATCTATTCTCTCACAACCCTGTGATTCGTTATATTGTTGTCCTGAATGTATTTTTCCGTATGTGGTCAATGATGGAGCTTTCGATACAACCGATGCAGGAGCGTTTACTCTATAATTAAACCTATCTGAATCTTGACGAGCGATGTTCACGTTCATTTGTTGGTTAAAAACTTGCGTTCCACCTTGATTTGGTCTATTATTTATTGTTGAAGATTTAATATCATTGTTATGTTGCCTATAAGCACTTTCATAACTCATGTCACCGTATTGCGTTCCATGACCGCCTGATGTACCAACATAACTACAATTTGTAGTATCACGTTGAGTTGCTTCTAAATCTGTATTATTATTCACATAAATACCCTCTTTTTGGTTGTTTATGTTAAATTTTGGAGAATATAAGGTAGTCTCTTTCACGGTTGTTGATGTAGTATCGTTCATATTTATTACATAACTTTGTGGAACTGATGAACCTACTTCTCCGTAAATGCGAACATTATTTATATTTTCTTCTTTTCTTGATGGTCTTAAAATATCCATAAATGGAGCTATAACTGCACCAATAGCACCACTAAAACCGCTTCTTAAAGTATCTGGTTGTTTTATAGTTGACCTATTGTTTGCATAATTCGTATGACTTCTCTGATAATTCTCAACATCTACACTTGGACCTTTACCTACAGCACTTGAATGAGGAACATCACATGTCGTTGTTTCCTGACGTTTTGAAGCTTCGAATGATGTTGGAGCATAACCTGATTTTCTATCCGCAGGACCAGCAGGACCCGCATAATCAGTAACAATATCATTACGTTTTACTACACCCATTTCTTGGATCGGTCTCAATGTTTCACCTTTTTCTGCCCCTGTTGTTGTCAACCATCGTTCTTGACTATTTATAAAAAATGTGTCTGGTTTTTGTTTTTCTACACGACCAATAATACCCATGCTTTTAATATTCGACACAGCAGGACCTTCATGGTTTATCAATTCATATTCTAATTTAGGGTTTGTTGCTACTCTTAATTCATCTACTGTTTTATCCAACCACTTATCACGAGCATCCATTCCTGAATTAAAACCACCACTTCCTTTTGTAGTATAACCTTGATCTAAACCTGGACCTACATATTCTGTTGCGAATGGTTTTACATTATTGTTTCTCATTCCTGGATTTACACGTGATTGGTAAAAATCACTTTGATTCGGCATTCCATATGCCCATTGCATATCCTCTACTGGTTTAAATAAAGGAGCTTGTTCTATTTTTTTTATTACTTGCGAACCACTACCTATCATATTATCTAAAACTGACTCCGCTATATTTACATTAAATGTATTGCCTTTTACTTTACCACCATTAAAAGGAACCATATTATTATGTTTAAATTGTTGTGAATCCAAATAATTACCTGTTAATGAATATATTTCTTGAGGATTTTGACCTACCTTTTTACCTTCATTTACTCTATTCTCAAACAAATTCTGGTCGAAATATTTATCAGTTGCTACATTTGGATTATGGTATTCTTGAACCGTATCAACTAATTGATTTATATTTGAAACAGGGAAATTTTGAGGAGGTATATTAGTATTTGGCAAATCAACTTTCAAACCCATATTCGTAAAACTCTCATTTTCTCTTACAATATTTACCTTTTTGTTTTTTATTTTATTTGATGATTGATTTGATATTACATACATTCCTCCTAATGCTATTAAAGGGATGGCTAATTCCATATTATATATATTAATTATTATTATTTTTACATATTTTTCACTAAACAATCTCTTTTTGGAGTAAAATAATCTTTCTCTAAAATTCTTGTACTTAAATTACATTCAAATGGATAACATGTATTTTCCTGTGGATTCAGCGGAGGATAATACCAGTCAACTTGTTCTTTATCTCTCAACATCCATGCAGGATCCGTTGCACGAGATTGTTCCGTATATACTTTTTTACATGAAGGATATTCAATTGCATTATTCACAACATTATATTTTTGATAAATGTCTTTTCCTAAACAATCTCTACTTATTACACGATTTACTCCTTGAAGATCACTTTCTAAATTTATTGTATTAGTTCTTAAATTTGCACCCCATTTTTGCATTCGTATATACGGGTCTTCCATAAAGCATGGTTTATCACCATTACCTGGAACATTTAATATCCATTTACCTGGATCTGTTGCTTGTTGCAAACTCTTTTTTGTTCTACATTCATCGTAATTAAATCTTGTAAAAGACATATATATATTATATACTTTATTATTTTCTATATCCACTTATAAGGACCTGTTCCTTGAACCTGTGTTACACTTTTATATGGTTCTACGTTTATATCATTTCTGTTACCATACACAGTCCAATTAAATTCACCATTTTCTCCATAAACATTAAATTTACCATTATCTTCTATTTTACTAAAATTATAAGTTTTTATTTTACCATCATAAACCGCAGTCAAATGTATCGTAAAATTACTTGCTATTTTGGTTACATAAGCGGGTAATTCTATTGTTATTTTTTCACCATTTGTTATTTCACCTTCTCCTCTGTAATAAACACCTGCTTCAGGACCTTCTAAACATGCATGAACTAAATATTTTGATTCATCTAATGGATGATCTATTACAAATGTTTTGTTGGTTGCAGATGTTGAATCAGTTGTACTACTATCGTAAAGCATCAAACTGCCTGTATTTGTTGCTGTTCTTACAGGGTTTACATAAAATGCTGAATTTGTCGAACTATTTAAAATGCTACCAGATGCATTTAATATTATCGAATTTGCATTTTGATTTGTTTGACCTGCACTATTACCAATTGCTATTGCATTGATACCTTGAACAAACCTACCTGCATTCGCACCAATTGCTATAGCATTTGTTCCTTGTGAAGTATTACCCGCATTTTGACCTAAAGTAATATTTTCACTTCCAACTACCCAAGAACCACTTCCAACTGGATTCCAATATAAATAATCACCGAAACTACTTCCAGATGCACCAATAGTTCCAGTTGCTCCAGTTGCTCC